GGTAAATATGCCTATACATTCAATTCTACTGATGTAGGTAATGAATTATATGCGGCGTGTTTGAACTCACTGCCGTTATGTATGGACGAATTGCAGATACTGAATAAACGTTCTGATTTTGATGATATAATATACCGCCTGTGCGAGGGTACAGGACGTTTACGCGGTAAAAAAGACGGTGGTATACAAAACATTAAGACGTGGCGAAATTGTATTATAACCACAGGTGAACGTCCGATAACGTCAATGTCATCGGGTGGCGGTGCAGTCAATCGTGTTATTGAAATCGAATGTAACGGCGGTAAGTTTTTCAAAAATCCGAGAGAATTTTGCAGAACGATACAAGCGAATTACGGTCATGCCGGTAAAGAATTTGTTGATAATTTAACCGGAAATATCGCTGAAGCACGAGCATTGCACGAAAAATACATTAAACTGTTGGAAGATAACACAGAGGCAACGGACAAACAAATTGCGTCAGCGGCGGCATTATTAACGGCTGATGAGCTGTCTGAACGTTGGATATTTAATGACGGTGTACGAATCAGTATAGATGATATTAAACCGTATCTACAAACAAAGGATATGTTGAACGTTAATAGACGTGCATATGATTACCTGCGTGAAGAAATCATTTCAAATCACGATAATTTCACATCAAACGGCAATGAGTGTTGGGGAATTATTAAAGACGGATACATATATATTTTACGAAACAGATTTAATGCTATGTTGCAAGGCGGCAATTTCAATCCACAGTCAACACTTTCATGGATGGCACGAAACGGCAAACTTGCTAAAACAGACGGTCGTAATCTTGCCGTTAAAGTGCAGATAAACGGTACAAGAATACGTTGTATTTGTCTGTATGAAGATGACGGTGATTTTGTAGAAGAAGATGTTGAAGATGAAGATTTGCCGTTTAATATTTAATATAACTGCCCTAACTGCCCGACAAAACCGACAGAAAACAATATGTATATATTAGAGAATATTTTTCTGAATTATTTATAATTAATATATTTTCAAAAAAATAAAAAAATGCAAAAAACGTGTAGGGCGGTAGGGCGATAACGTGAAAATAACGTAATAATGCGGTTTAAAAAGTGTCCTACATTAAATTTTAAAAATTAGGGCGGTAGGGCATATATAAGGAGTTAAGCAATGAAATTATTTGATTATCAAGAAAAAGCACTTGCATTGACGAGTGATAAAGATAATTCGGCATTTTACTATGATATGGGATTAGGTAAGACGTTTATAGGCAGTGAACGATTACGATTATACGGCAAACGTGTAAATATAGTCGTTTGTCAGAAGTCTAAAATCAAAGACTGGTGTGAGCATTTTAAAGAGCATTATACGGATTATGCAGTGTTTGATTTGACGAACAAAAAGGATATGCAGACGTTTATAACGTATCCGATATATAAATGTATCGGTATCATAAATTATGAATTGGCTTACAGACGTGAAGAACTAAGGAAACTAAAGGATTTCACTATGATGTTAGATGAAAGTTCAATGATAAAAAATGAAACTGCAAAACGTACGAAGTTCATATTATCGTTGAAACCGTCACACACAATATTGTTATCCGGTACACCGACAGACGGCAAGTATGAGTTCCTGTATTCGCAGTTACGATTGTTAGGTTGGAAGATTACAAAAACAGCATATTATAACCGATACATAAAAACGGAATTACGAAGTTACGGCGGTCCAATGTTCAGAGTAGTTACAGGATACAAGAATGTAAGCGAATTAAAGGCAAAACTAAAGGAATACGGTGCGGTATTCGCTAAGGCGGAAGAAGTTATTAAGTTACCGGAAAAGACGTTTATCAAGGAATATTCAACCGTTTCATCAGACTATAAAAAATTTATGAAAGACAGGATAATCAAGATAGACGATAAGGAACTGACAGGTGACAGTACATTGTCAAAAAGACTGTATGCAAGAATGTTATGTAGTGCATATAGCAAAGACAAAATATCGCGATTAATTGATTTAGTTAATTCTACATCTGACAGGGTTATTATATTCTACAATTTCAATACCGAACTTGAAGCATTAAGAAAAGTGCTGTTTGATAGACCGATAAGCATAGTAAACGGACAGATCAAGGACTTAAAAGCATACGAAAATAACGATAATTCAGTTACATTGATACAATATCAAGCCGGAGCTATGGGATTAAATTTGCAAAAGGCGAACAGAATTATATATTTTTCTCTGCCGGAACGTTCGGAACTGTTCGAGCAATCAAAGGCAAGGATATGCCGTATCGGTCAAGAAAAACAATGCTATTATCACATAATGATGTGTCATAAGAGCGTGGAAGAAAAGATATATGAGTGTCTGTTAATGCGAAAAGATTATACAGACGAATTATTCAGAAAGGAATTTGGCTGATGGCAGAGGAAAAGAATTTTGAAAACCGAGTTAAGCAATGGCTTAGAAGTAAAGGCTGTTATGTGGTTAAATATTATGGTTGCGGAGGTACAAGAGCGGGCGTTCCTGATTTGATTGTATGTGCAAATGGTAGATTTATCGGTGTTGAAATTAAAGCAGAACACGGTAAGTTGGCACCGTTGCAACGCAGTCATTTAGATAAAATATTAACTTCCGGCGGTGCGGTGACAGTCCTTAGACCGTCTGAATTTGACGGATTTAAAAAGTTCATTGAGGAAGTGCTGAATGATGATTGATAAAGCTACAAGAAATAAGCTGAAAGCTAAGGCAAACGAATTGTCGGATATATGTGTAACCGATGGCGAAAAGTTTGCAAAATGCTATGATGATATGTATAACAGTGGTGAATTTAATTGCGGGGAATGTTTCATCATAGCACGATTAGCTGATTTATATACTGCAATAAAACAGGGCATTATTGATAAAAATGACGGTGCTAAACAGCAAAGTGAGATATTTAAGGTGATTGAATTGGAGGAATAGAGTAATGAGAACAGAACAATTTGAAGAAGTTATAAACAACCGCATAGAAACGTGTAAAAGCGTTCTATGCAGTAAAGCAGAAGAATACGCAACCGATGATAGATTACATAATTTCAAAGTGGCAGGCGAATTGCAGAAATGCACAGCGGTTAAAGCGTTAGGCGGTATGATGGCAAAGCATACTGTCAGCGTGTATGATTTGATTGACGATTACGAACAGGGCAAGGCAATATCAAAAGAAATGTGGGCTGAAAAGATAGGTGACAGTATAAATTATCTGCTGTTACTTACGGCGCTGTTGGAGGAAGATAAAAATTTTGAGCCGATGAAAAGAGAAATGACATACGAACAAACAATAGAGGTTATTACAAATGCTATACAAAAAGACGAAATGACTGTCGAACGAGATATGGCATTGGCTATTGTACAAAAAACATTAAAAAAACAAATTCCCAAAAAAATAGAATTCGACGGCAATCAACTCATTTGTCCTAATTGCGGCAATGGTACAGATATATTATTTGGCGATAAATATTGCGTTGAATGCGGACAGCATTTAGATTGGAGTTGGGCGATTCAATGAGCAAAAAGTATAAGGGATTTAAGGGTAGCGGCTACAACAAAAAGTCGCTACCGTAAAACGTTGCTGAAAATTATAAAAAAGGCAATGGCGAGCAAGTTGGAAATTGATTGTAAGTATTGAGGAGGATGCATAATGCGAGAGATACTATTCAGAGGTAAACGTATAGACAATGGAGAATGGATAACGGGCGGTATATTTCAGCAAAAAGCTGATGATGTAAAAGATGAAGTAGTGTATATAATTGATAATTCATCAAATGATGTTGACTGGGCACATAGGGTTATACCTGAAACAGTAGGACAATTTACAGGAGTTACCGACAAAAAAGGAAACCGAGTCTTTGAGGGAAGTATATTCCGATATGAACCGCATTTCACAACGGAGAAAGCGTGTTTAGGAATAGTTAAATACAGAAATACATACGACAGACAACGTGCGTGTAATGACTGTGGTTTTGTCATAGAGTGGCAACATGAGCCGTTATTGACGCTACGAGAAGATTTATTATACTGGTGCGGTGACGGGAAATCAGCCAGTGTTATAGGCAATATACACGATATGAATGATAATCCCGAATTGTTTGAGGAATAAAAAATGAAAGAATGGAAAGTCAAAAAGAATGAATTTGGAGAAGAATGGCACGAACTTCGTTTTAGCCCATTTTATGAAGATGATGATGAGGTAATTGCGAGTTTTGTTCAAGATGAAATGGATGATAAAGTATTTTATTATATATCAGAAGAATTAAGTGTAGACGATGACCTATTGTGGGCTGACAGCATAGAGGACGCAAAGCAACAAATCGAAGATATGCTAATTGAGCATTGGAAAGATGAGATTGAATATTTAGAAGAAAGATTAAAGGAATTTCAAGAAAAACAAACGGAGGAATAACAATGCAAGTAACTATAAGTGCAAACGGGAAGAACATAAAAGCTGAAATATCAGAAGAACAGGCTAAAATATTGGGATTGGTTGAGGATAAACCTAAAACAGGATATGAAAGTCTTGGAACTGGAGAAACATATTATCTTGTTGATGTAGATGATGAGATAACTACTATGAAATATGACAGCCGATTAGACCGAGATTGTTATGATGTAGGCAATTATTACAGTGATAAGGTGATTGCCGAGAACAATGCTCGTGCAGACAGATTGCTCCGTCAGCTAAGACAATGGCAGGCGTTGAACGACAAACCTATTTCAGTAGAAGATTGGAACAATGAAAGTAAAAAGAAGTGGTTTATTATATATAGTTATAGTTCTGAAGAAATGTACGCAGAGTATTATTATATTATGCGATTACCTAATACAATATATTTCGCCACCAAAGAAAAAGCCGAAGAAGCTATCAAAGTCTTTGAAGATGAACTGCTATGGTATTTTACCGAGTATGTTCAGAGATTAGACGAGATGCAAAATGACTAAAGAACAATTATGTTGGACGTGCCAGAAAGCTTGCGGCGAGTGTTCGTGGAGCAGTTGCTTTCAGCCTGTGGAGGGTTGGACTGCTGAAAAGGTACACCGCAAGACATACGATTCGTATAGAATAACAAAGTGTCCGGAATATGTACCGGATAAGAAAGCATAGGGGGAATTGATTTGACGAAAGAAGAGCTAAAACAGTATCGCAGTATTGTTGCAGAATTAAACGAGGTAAATGACAGAATAAACAGTAATACAGTACATGGTACTGTTACAGGCTCTGACAGCGAGTTCCCGTATGTCAAGCACTGTATTTCTGTGTCGGGTGTTGAGCCAACACATATATCTGATATTGTACTACGTCAACGATTGGAGCGGCAAAAAAACAAGATTGAATTGTTTGTTGCCGGTATATTAGACAGTGAAACACGTCGCATATTCCGATACAGGTACATAGACGGCACCGTAATGCCGTCATGGCAGTGGATTGCGTTTCAAATTGGTGGGGGCAATACTGCTGATGGTGTACGAAAAAGAGTTAATAGATTTTTGAAAAAAAATATAAAGTTGTCCGTTTTGTCCGTTTTTCCTGTGGTATAATTTATAATGCGAAAAGAATGAGCAGACAAAAAATAATGCAAAGACTATATACGGTGCAATATTTTGTGTTCTATATCTTACAACTCATTTTTCGCAAAAAAG